TATATTTTGAGTAATCAACATTACCGGCAGCGTCAACAATATCTGCAATGCCCTGAATTACACCACCCCCAGATGGAGTTGGCATCAGAGAGCCAATCACCGCGCCTAACAGAGTGCCCGTCGTAGGATCGACTCTGGTATCTACTGTAGGAATAACCGGCTGAGGTTCGGTCGTCTTCTGCTGACCAGAGCCTGCCTGAGTCAATGCGTAGGGAGCAAAATTCAACATCGCCGGAGTCTCGCTGATCGTCGTCGGACGCGCTTCTGGGAAAGCTAATCCACGGAAGTCACCCGTAGTCCCCACGACTGCAGGCGGGGTTGTTGGCGTACCACCACCCGGCGTTGTGCCACCCGGAGGCGTCGTCAGGATGTTCTTGAGTTCTTTATCCGTTGGGATGTTTAGATAGGTGAAGATGTTATTAGCAACATCCTCTGCCGTCATCATCGTGCGGATTGGCTTACCAGTCGCTGGATCCAGCGTTAGGTTGTCCTTGGTAAATGGATATGGGAATTTAACGCCCATTTCTTTTGCCACATCAGCCTGCAGCAGAGTCGCTGGGTTGATGTTTTGCCCAGTCTGCTCTCTTGCCCTATCAACAATTTGTTGACGCGCAGCCGATTCCGACATTGCCAAAGAGGCATCAGCATCTTCGCCAATCTGAACGCCCAAAGCATCCAACACTACGGTCGCCTTAGGCTCAGACAGAAGGGCATAGAGGGTGTTAGCGTTCGGGTCTCCGTTGCCTGTAATCTCTCTAAACTTCTCTGGAGAGGAAACCGCATTCAAAATACGGTCAGCATCTGCTTGAGACAGGGAGCCAGAGATCGTCGCTAAGTTAACGGCCTGACGAATACGATCAGGCTGCAAGACGTCGTTGCCTGCAAAGACCTTAAACTGCCCATCTGGGGTGTATCCGCTGTATGCAGGACGCTGTGTGATGGGGTCAACAAATTGAACGTACTGACCAGCCGCAGTACGAGATACGTTAGGCCTTAGCTTTGCCGTGGCTTCGTCGTAAATATAAGGGTTATCGACCGCGAAACCGCCAAAATAAGGGTCAGCCGCTAGAGCATCGGATGCAAACTTTGCGAATCCTTCGGGGTTTTTTCTTAGAGCCTCTGCATCGACACCGGCAGCGGAGCCCTTAAACAAGTTAGCAAACTGCTCTTGGTTATAAAGGTTTTTGTCCTCTTGACCCATCCAGTATTGAACACCAGCTTGATCAGGATTTCTGCCAAAGTTCTTACGATAAGCAGAGACAATCTGTTGCCGGTCGTAGTTGAAACCATCAGTCGTGCGGTCAAGCTCTTCCGCTACTTGTGCTGCGGTTTTCTTGCCCGTGGCTATCTGATTAGCATAATAATCAAGTCCTTCAGAATCAGCAGGACGACCTAGTTGCTCAAGGTAAATCTGCTTGATTGAGTCCAAAACAGATTTATTTGCAGAAGCAGCGCCCGAGGAACCACCTCCACCACCTCCACCTCCACCTCCACCACCGCCGGAACTAGACGAGGTTTGAGTTGTAGAGCCCCTCGCAACAATAGCCGCACGCTCTGCTGAACCAGCAATGTCAGCCGAGAGCTTTTCAGGGCTCTGCGTTTTGTAGTAATTAAGCGCGGCTGGCTCTGGCTCACGGCCTAATTTCTCAATAAACGCTGCCTTGATTTGCGCCTCGCTGGCATTTCCGCCATCAGCCATCATCAATAGTGGGCTCATGTTAAGTTCCTTATAGCCTCTAAACCGCCTACAAAGGTAGGCTTACTTGTCCGTCTCGCCATAATTTCTTCAGGCGACATCATAGTATTTGTTACAGGGAAAAGCTCAGCAGGGTTGCGATAAATAGGCACCCCATATCGATTTTGTTGCTGTTGAGGCTGCTGCCCACCACCAACAATGTCCGAAAGATCAGATGCTGTATCCAGAACGTCTTTTGCTTTATTCACAAAGCTAGACAGGCCACCCGGTGGCGTTGTCACGCCGGGGAACTTCAGCCCCACCGAACCTGTTCCAATCTGCTGAGCCCCAGCTCCTACCTTGGCACCCACATTAGGCGCTAGACCCTGTCCTGCAGCCACCTTAATATTGCCAACGCCACTCGCTTCTGGGATCGCAACTGAACCCGGCATTTTTAAGCCACCACCCAATACATTACTACCACCAGCAGCCGGAGCACCTCCGGGCGATATGTAGCCGGGCATCGTAGGGGTCTTGAAAATAGTGCTTGGGATGTTTGTTCCCACATACGCAGGCGTTGCTGCTGCTGATGTAAAGCCTGCTGGGCCAATACTTCCATAACCGCCACCAACAAACCCACCGCCAACGCTCGGTGCTGCGGCAGCAGTAGCTCCAGTAGCTCCCGCAGTAGCTCCAGCGCCCGCAGCGCCCAAAACCTGACTCAGGCCATACGCACCTAGAAATAAGCCGCCTGCAGCCAGCAGGAACTTAAAGAACGTATTCTCGTGAGTGTCGTTGTAGTAAGTCTGGTAGTCACCAGCAACCTTGTCTACCTTCTGAGCCGTAGTCTGAGCAATGTCCTCAGGATCAGCACCCAGATCAATCGCTCGTTTTGACAGGTCTTGATACCGCACACCTAAAGCCGCCAACTTGTCAGCGTTCTTACCCTCAGCCGTGACGTTCGGATCGATGTTCTGCTCAAGCCAGTTATTGACATAAACACCCGCCGCAGCATCCCGCACAAAATTGCCGGGGTTTGCGGCATACGCATCAACCGCCGCTGCAGGGCCATACAGATCAATCATCTGCTGGGCTTTATCCTCGTCCGTAAACGCCGCAGTTCCCGCCTGCGAGAACCACATGGCATACGTCGGGAGGTCATACGCGTCAGCCCCAGAGTAGACGTCGTAATCAGCAGCCGAGTCAGCGGGGGTATATTGCCCTTCTTTAAACGAAATGGGGTTCATTAGGTTGAGCCCCTCCATACCAGCACGATTGTCTTGGTATGGGTTTCTGAGCTGAGCTAATGCAGCGAAGTCATCAGGCAGCTCAATGCCCTTCTCTTCGGCATATCTACGAGCTTCAGCCTCAAACTTAGAGTTGATGTACTCCTGAGCCTCGGGCGACCAGCCTACCTCTTCGATCCGCTTGGGATCCATCGCGTAGTCATAGTTGGTATCGACTAGCTTCTGCTCACGGCGGGACTGCTGACCCATCGTGTCTACCCCTTTATGGGGCTCGGCTTCAAACTGCGTTAAGTAGTTTCGGTATGCCTCTTCGTCCGGCAGGCGACCTAGATAGTTCTTAAAGACTCGGACTAAATTAGCCTCTGGCAGCTTCATCAAGTCACTACGCAATACCGAGGGCCTGAAATCTAACCGCTCAGGTTGAGCACCACCCATCGTCGTTGACGAGTAGTTGTAATAGTCATCCATCCCCATGACGCGCTGTAACTCGTCATCGCTTGGGCCACGACCTAAGACGTTCTGGAACTGTCGGCTGATCTGATCCTGCGGAGTCATACTCTTGTACTCATCCGAGTTCAGAATCGTATCGGCAAGCTGAGCACGACTAATATCCTGACCAACCAAATCAGCTACAGCACCCTCGTCTGGGTCTCTGCCCAGATAGTTTTGGTAGACGTAGTTAACGTCGGACTTTTTCAGCGCCATTATTTCACCGGAGCGTATGGGTTAACATTGATTGCATTCACTAATGCAGCCGCCCAGTCTTGCCAGTTCTCATACACGTAAGGGCCGGGGATCGCTTCGTTTGAAAAGACGTCAATCGCCTTCAAACCAGCCGCCCAAGTCTTCCAATCGCCATCAGGAATAGCCAACTGCTGCGTGGAATACGCCTCAACCATTAAAGAAGCCCACGACTCAAAGGTGTGGTACCGAGGATCGTAGACGAGTGCAATATCAGACATTAGTAGCCCCTGACATCGCCGAAGTTGGCGCTAATCAAGACACGACCCATCTGGTAGTTACCGCCCTGTACGTTGCTGCCAAACTTTAAACGGCCTAGTCGGCGCTGCTCACGCATGTCGATCTTGTTCGTGTTCGGATCAAATGCATACGGCTGGCTGTAGACGTCCTCAACCTGTGCATAAGGCCGACCCACGACTTGGACATACATCTCGCCAGACAACACAAAGTCAGGCTCAATACGCTCGATATGCAGCCACTTGTTCTCGCCGATACTGCCATTAGGAATATTCGGAGACTGTGCAGGGCCACCCGCTACCCAGCCTAAGTCCGATGTCTCGAAGTAGCTCTCAATCGCCAACGTGTTCTGACCGTCAACCGCATCTGTACCAATCTCATGCTGCCAGATCGTCGTCAGCCCCGGCATTGTCTGGAACTCAGCTAACTCAGTCTGAGTCGCCGTAGCGTTCGCAGATAGGGTGACCGTGATGTTCCCCGGTGTAGCACTCGGTGCTATAGCAATCACATAGGCACCACTAGGAACACTCGCCGAATCGACTACTTGATTCAAAGCAATCTGGTTCGTATTCGCCATCTCAATGTCAGCGTTACCGTTAGTCGTGCTGATGTTCGATGAGAAGATAGTCTCAGAGGTCGTCAGATTAGTTCCAGCGTTCACTGGAAACCTAAAGACCTGCGAGAAGTAACCAGCCGAACGCGCAGCACCCGGACTAAAGCCACCGTCGTACCAAGTGTTCTCACGGACGTTGTAAATGATGCAGTTATTGCACTCTTCCGAGTCCCCATGCGGGTAGAACCACCAAATCTCGCCATAGCGAGGCACTTTGGTCGCCCAGACCTTTTGTCTTTGGGCATAGTTCAGATTGTCAAAGAAATAGTTCTGGTTAATTGAGTTGGGAATTTCTTTGACTACCCCGTTATATAGGAGGAACCGATCAACCCCAATCCAATAATAAATGCCGTCGTATTCAATAACAGACTGAGAAGAAAGAATAGAACTTTGGTTAGAAATGGTGTCATAGCGCCAATAGGTAGACGGTGCCCAGTTCTGAGTACCAGACACACCCAAAGTCTGCGGCGCATAAGACACTCGGATGAGCGAATCTAACGACCAAAATAAGCCAGACGGGGAGTTAGAACCACCTCGGACTGGCAAGCCCTTTACGATCTTCGTAGAAGCTGCTGATACCTCATTAGACTCTGCGCTGTTCCAGTCAAACGGATCACCCGCTGCAGAGTTCTTGATCAGCCCATTATCGCCATAGACAAACACGTAAGGGTGCAGAACCACCACACCCCCTGAGACCGACACGACGTTACCTGTAGGCGTTGGCCCGTTGATGTCTTTGAGCGGAGTAACGACAGATCCTAGTACAGAACCAGACAAAACCGGTGAGTTTGCTGTGTTGTCGATCTGGGCGAGATTCAGCCCCGGATGCGCTAACAGCAGGGTATTCTGTGACCCAGCAGAGTCAAACATCGCATCGAACTGCCAGAGGTTTAGGTTACTCGCGGTAAAGCCTGATTGAACCGTAGCCACAGGCACAGAGAAGCCGGAGCCTGTACCACCAATAGCCGAAGCTGGTGCCGTTAAAGAGTTCCCAACAGAATAGGATGTGCCGCTTGTTGTAATCGTGACAGTCGTGACGACGTTACCGGCGACAACTATCGTTGCTTTAGCGCCAGTACCAGTACCCCCAGTAAGACTAACATTTGTATAAGTACCATTAGTGTATGTAGTACCACCGATGACCGTCCCTAAAGTAAGAATACTGCCGCCAAACGTAAAAGGCGTAAGCCCTGCACCAATGCCGTTGTTATCAACAGAAAAGTTCTCTAAACCCGCTGAATAACCACTGAAGATACGGTTGAAACCGTCTTCAGAGTTCACATAGACACCACGAGACAAGCCATGTACTTCGTTTGTCATCGACCGATAGCCACCGATCTTACGTGGGCGACCGCGCTGAAAACGTACCCAACGACCATCAACATACAAGTTTTTGTCGAAGAAGGTACCGTCGCGCTGAACGCCCGGCTCGGTGTCTAAGGTGAAAACCTTTGCGGTCATACAAATGTCCCGCCGGAGATACCACTAGGTGCCGTAATACCGTTTGCACTGACCGTCAGCTCGTTCACACCCAGAATAGCGATGTTGAACTCACCAGAAGTAGCGCGGTAGATACCTGTACTGACTTCGTTTGCAAAGTTCAGAGAAGGAGCGGCAACAGTACCATCTGCAAGCGATACGTTAGTAAGACCCACCGAAACAGTAATCGCAGCGATGATGTTTGCAGAGTCGCAGATGACGATAGAACTCTCACCCTGAGCAATCGTGACATCATTGCCTAAGCCTGTAGAGATCGTCACATCGTAGTTGCTGACCCCACCAATCGCCTCGTTGATGATGTAGTAGACCTGAACCGTCGGGGGAACAATGATCGTCGCGTTCCCCAGCAAAGTACCTGTGTACTTTTGGATGACGTTAGATGCCTCAGTAGTCGTTAGGGTAAACGTACCACCTGCGGATACGTCTTTCGTCAACTGGGTGAAGTTGAACTGCGTAGACTTACCTAAGCCGACCGTATAGAAAGCCGATCCAGAACAGACCACGATACATGAGTCTGAAGGCTGCAAGATGATCGAAGCAGAACCGTTGATCAGCGTTCCACCCTGAGCTGCGACAGTCAAAGCACCCGTGCCAGCGTTTCTCAACATCACAAACCAGTTGTTGCCAAGGTTGCCAACGGTATCCAGAGTCAGTGTGCCAGCACCACCTGTCCACACATACGTCTGTGCGCGGTACGCTGTAGTCGCCGTAGCGTTAGTGCTGAAGGTCGTAACAGGGTGCGACTGATTGAGCGTCACACCCGAAGCCAACAGACCGAAGCCAGCTAGTGTCGCAGCATCAGCAGCCGAGGAACCCACACCGAAAGCAATCGTGCCCCAAGTGCCTGCCTCGGTATTATTGTTGGTGATGTAGATGTACTTTGCCTCACCAGCAGCAATCGAGATGATCGTGCCAGCGTTGTCAAATGTCTTAACGGTAAAAGTATTCGCCCCGACGTTTCGGATCAGGGCATCGTTACCTACCGAAGTCTGGTTCGCAGGCGGCATGTACAGCGACAGACCCGAAGTCGTCGCCGTCACGTTCATGATCCTAGCTGCGTAGTCATCCGTTGCGTTACCGTTAATAGGCCACTGAAGCTGCGTATTAGCCGATAGAGTTACCGCACGGAAAGAAACATCCGTTGGCTGGATCACCGTTCCGGTGAAAGGACTGTTGTAGCTCATAGTTAGCTATCCAATGCAATGGCTTGACGATCACCCATCCGCTGGATGTCTTCGGCTTTCAGTACCTGCATGATCTTGTCGTACTGAGCCTGCCACATCGGTATGCGCTCGTCGTTCTTCAAGAACGGCATAGCCTGCAGCAGAGTGCCGTACAGCAGCGCCTGTGGGGCGTAGATGGTGAACCAGTTAGTTTGGTTGGACGAATCCAAAGGCTGGATGCGCTCGTAGTACAGCACCTCAAAGGCATAGTCATCGTCCGGGGTAGGGGCGATCAGCCAGTGGGTGTAGTCGTAATCAGCGTAGACCTTAGGTGGGTCGGTCTGAGTAGGAACAGGCCAATACTCCCGCAGGTACTCGTATTTACGCAGGAATACAGGCTGTCTGACACCACCGACGGTGACATTCATCGACACAGTCTTGTGCCAGCGGGCAGGCTTATTAATGACCGCCTCACCCATCACAAGGTTAGACTGCATAGGAGTTAGGTTGCCGAGAAACTTGATCTCAGCAGCGATCACCTGCTCAGCAAGCATGATGAACGTAGGAATCTTTTCTAGCGTCGCCTGATCGGTACGCTCCAGATAGCTTGATATGTCAGCAACCAAGCTATCGTATGTCATCACAGCGGCTGGCATACGGCCTCCTGTTTACGTTTTTCCCAAACCTTTTTTATCTTCTCTGAGTGTTTGGCTTTTGCCTCATCATCCCATTTGACGACGCCTTTTAAACCTTTATTCCAAGCCGTTTGAGCGCCCTGAATGCCTTTGTTCCAAGCTACTTGAGCGCCAACTAAGCCAGCGTTCCAAGCCTTTTGCCCAAGATGGGATTCACGCATTTTTTGTATCGTTTCTTCGGTATGCTTTGCACCTTTTCGATTGCTTGGCTTACCTTTTTTTGCGGCGGAAATTTTGGCTTTTGTGTTTTCAGAATGCCGCATACCTTTAACGGGTGCGGTGCCGTTATCTAGCCAAGTTTTCAAACGATTAAACGCCCAAGCGTCTCCGTCTGTTTTAAACATTTTCCAGCGGACGAAGTGAGCAATGGCATGGTCATACGGATGGAGAACGACCAAGTTTGAGGGGTCATCAGTACCCCCAAGATGCTTAGGAATTATGTGGTGTTTATGGAAACCTTCCAATAACCCATTTTTTGATACAGCGGCAGTCGTCATTACCACACCTTTTTCTTGATAGATTCAGGCTGCGG